TAAATTCTCGATTAGCGTCATTTGTTCCCTTTCGAGAAGTGAACTCAATAGTAGGAGGCCCATTTAAATAACCCTCTGAAAAAGCACCAACAACAGGATTTGCAGCACTTGTGTTTGTCCACCTTAATCCACTTATTCGATCAATATTCAAAGCATTTGAATTAACCCATCTGTAATTATCTAAACTGCCTAATTCATTTGTGAGACGCATTTTTCCCCAATCGTAAACAAAATTTACTAATACCTTAGAGTCTTCAGTAATGCTTGCAGGTAGGCTTGAAAAATCCAATTGAAATCTTTTGCTTTGAGTAACAGGTTCATTGCTATAGCCAGTAAGTTGAGTTATGGCTACATTAAATACTGGAGACTTTACGTTATAGTTAGGAAGAACTTTAGACTGATCAAGATTGACATTGGGATAACCATCGGTATATCCCCCATAAAATAAACGGCCATTTGCGATGGCCTGACTATCTGCTAATTGAGGAACATTATCATAAACCTTGTCTTGAACGTCTGTAGATAAAGGAATAAACGCTTGATCATCGGAGAAGGAAACACTCTGAGTTCCTGCTTGACCATTAAAGTTATTATCTATCTCATCAATAAGATAAAAGGTAGAAGTGGTTAAATCACCCTTACGAGCGTAGACTTTAATTCTTACTACGTCCCCTTGAGAACTTTCAAGTTCTAGATTTACCTGATTAAAAAAATTACGTTGACCATTATTAATGAAGCCGTCCTTTAACTGAGATATGGAAACCCCTAATTGTGTGTACGGACTTAATGCTGATTCTTCTCCATCTCTATAAACATACTGATAAGCAAACTGAAAATTCTTTTCAAATATATCCGTTTGACCTACATCTGGATTGTTTACAAAAGTTATAACCGGCGGAGTGAGTGGTGGTGCTTTTGCAGCGGTAACATAAAGTGATCTAACATCTACGGTTCCTGTTCTAAAAGCAGTAGGATATCCACCGGTTCCACTAAATGATTGTTCCGCTACAGTTGCATTTATTTTCTTTGGAGAGTTTACTCCATCCGTAAAGTATAAAAGAACATCGTCATTATTGTTCTCAATAACATTTGCAGTAACTCTAGTTCCTGCATTAAAAAGTAATAAATCGTCTTGATAGACGATATAGGCTTTCTTAGTAGTATTGTCATACCGAAGAATAGTATGATCCGTGTTGGAATTGTATACAAACCAGTAAATATATCCTAGCCTTTCAGAAGCGCATGTTCCTACACAAATGTTTGTCCCAGCGGGCATAGATCCATTTTGAATGTTTGCATCTTCGCTCCGAGAAAAATTACCTAATGAATTTCGTAAGACTAAAGCATTACCTGCGGCATCAACAGAAGTACGCACGTTTTGTGCGTCGCTCATTTCTACTCTACTAATGAGACGTTCATCATCATCTAGGTTGAGGAACTGTGGCTGAAGTTTATCAATGGGCATCCTTTAGGCTTTGGGACTTAGTTTGAAGTTTTGACGAATCACCTGCATGGCTTGATTCTTAGACCAAGACTTCATTCTGGAATTTGCTAACCTTCTCTCGTTGTAATACTCTGATCTAGCACGAGCCTTTTCATTAGCAGGCACACTAGTTTTTCTTTGTATAATATTATAATACATATACGCCTTAACGGCTTGTTCCGCAAAAACAGGAACTAAAGGACAATCTGACTTTGCCTCATCCGCTATATACTCTATAACTACATTATCGGTGTTATTATCCTGAGCAATTTCTATTCTGTTTTCTACCAGGTTCATTCTATATTGACCTGCTCCTTGTCCACCACCTAAACCGTAAAGCCTACCTAATGAAGATGAATATAGATAGTTATTGAATACATAAGAGTCAAGATCCGCTAAGAATTGACGATTTTGATTGTTTGGTTGTATTCCAAGATTCATATTATCATTAACTGCCCATACATAAACTAAGCCGTCAGGGCCTATGGTGCCGATTTTTGTTAACTCTACAAAATCAGTAGGCAATTCTGCGGTTCCTAGTGATTGATCAACAGTTAATTTTACACTTTTAATTCTTTGTGCTACATCAAAACCTATTTCCCTTGCACCCAATAAAGCATATTGACGCATCATAACATCTGAAACATTAGAGCCGTAGTCATCGGGATCTATTCCTAATGAGTAGTTGATTACTATTTGATCTACTGTTACAAAATTTGCTGACATTACTTAACTGATTCTTGGGTTATCTGACTTTCGCTATATTGAACCACTTGAGCATCTCTTAGATTTACACCTGCTAATGAGGCTATCTCCATTACTAATTCTGGAAACAATATCTCGGGTAATTCAAAATCAATACTTGTGGCTGAGTTGTATATCTCAACCCCAGATACTGCTGTTGTATATCCAAATGTTGGTTGAGAAACACTTCTTGCTTGGGTGTCAGGTACCAAGCCTTGGGGTAGTTTGTAGTATCTAAGATCAACAGTAGATATGGAAGTATTAACATTAGGAAACACCTCTATCTGATTTGCTATTAGCGCTACTGGGTTTTGATCAGTAGGCTTAGATATGTCACTTAGGTTTACTAAATCAATATCAGCGTCATTATATACTATCTGTACCTTAGCCTTATTAGAAACACCTAATATTAAATTTCCTGTAGTAAACATCGAAATTACTCTTCCTAAATCAGAAGGCTTGTCTACCACTCCACTACTTAAAGTCAGTGTGGCTTTTTTAGTAAGCATGGATAAATCTTCTAAGACCTGAACAAATTTATTCTGATCTCTTGGTGAGTCTATCTGTTGCCTACGCATACGCACTGCGGTACGTTGCTGATCAAACAAATCATTAAACACGTTCATCTGAGCGACACCAGCGAACTGGTTAAAAATAGAGGGAGTAATGAATCCTCTTTGGTCTTTATTGACCAAATCTTTTAACGCATTATAAACCCTTTGTACACTTGCCATATTTGCAATCTTTGATATACAAATATACATAAAAGAGAAAGGGGCGTCCTCTGTGAGAAAGCCCCTTCTATATAGACAAATAAGTAATCTCTAACCAAAACTTGCTAGGGGGCGACTAGACAGGTGCCCTAGCGACTTTGTCTTTTACAAATATATGCTTATTTATTTAGTCTTGCAACTACTTCTTCATAAACTGGCGCACCTTTATCAGTCAGACAGAATCGAACCATAATGTCGACGGCATCTTGTCCGGCAGGTACAGAAACAATTATATTGTTTGTATCAAACCAGCGTACTGAGTCAGCACTACATAATAGTATTTGAAGGTTTCTAGCCTGTAAAATTGCAGACCTTACTTTGACTTCTGGAGCATCAAACATCTGAATAAATCTTTTAGGATCAGACTTTGCTGAACTTAAAAGTTCTCTCTTAATTTCGATGTTGCTTGAATCTATGTTGATACCTAATGATAAAGCGACAGGAAGTAAATCTTGCATGTCCTTATCTCTTACTAGAGCAATAGCATCTAACTGCGCGAACTCTTGTTCTACAGTGCTTTCTGCACTCTTACTATTATCTACGGCTTTAAACTTAGATCCTCCATTAGCCGCATTGCCGGGATGTGAATCTAAGAATGCGCGTAAATTAGGCTTCTCTTCAGGAACTACCAGAACCTTATTGACAAAAAGGACATGTGACCTTACTGACTGTGGGCTTTGCTCGTCCACATATATACTTGGCTCCCCTGGACAATAACGAATTGATCGAACCTTATTGCTTTCTTTATCAAAAAACTCTGCTTCGGATCGAAGACTAAAAAGGACCCCTCCTTTGTTGTTTAGGGTTTCGTATACCTGAGTTAATGTTTCTTTATTGTTTTGTTTGATTTTAAAGCCGTCGCGCTGAATGGGACTGGCTTTCTTTTTTTGAGCAGTTTTTGCTTCCATGATGTTTTATTTGAATGAAATTATAATTTATAAAAAAGGGAGTGGGGAGGGTTGCCCCTCCCGTTCCCAAATCTCTAATTAAAGAGTAATTAATACATGCTGATTAGCAGCGCGAGTAACTAAAGTAGACTCAGAACGATAGTTGAATTGAAGGTCGTCAGTATTTGTGTTATTGACACCTAAAATAGAACCAGTCATCCAGTGCTCCATCTCACGGCTATATCCGTTTGTATCCTTGTAGTTAAGTTCCAAAGCAGCGGCTCTGTTGCCAGTCTTTGGATCAACAACCGTAGTCATTGGTATCATAACTCCTAGGTACTCAGAACCAGCCAACAAAGTTGGATCGTTAAGTAACTTCCAGTTGTGCTTGTGGAAAGTATATCCTCCACGAGTGAAAGATTGGAATCCAAGATTAGCACCATCGCCATCTCGTCCACCAAAAGCATTAACACCTGCTGTTGTGTTACCAAATCCAGCGGCTCCATTCAATGACGCAACGAAGTCGTCAATCTTGAAACCTTGAGAAGTGTTACAGTAAATAGCGTACTCAGGAGCAGCGCCATTCTTGTCCAAGTTCTCGATCATTGTATCCATACCAGTTAAGGCGTTGATCTGACCGTCGTGAACGATACCTCTGTTTTCAATTGCAGAGAAATAACCTTCTCCAGCAGTAACAGATGCACCAGCACCAGTTAGTGTAGAAGTTACATTCTCTCCTAAAAGGAACATCATCTCACGCTTGTCTAAGAAACGAGCACGAGTGTCCATCTCTCCTTTGACATACCATCTGTAGTCTCCATTACCTACGTTCACCCAACCAATGTTAGTTGCTTGTGATCCAGTAACTCTGAATACTTCCTTAATGATATTGTACTTGTTAGTTCGCTTGATTACGTTACTTTCCAAGTATCCATTATTCTGATCAGATCCTTGCTTGAACAAGTTACCGATAACTGGGAACTCAGTAGCCGTTGTTGCAGCACTAGCAGTAAGACCAGCAGAAGATAATGTTTGAATAGTGTAATCAGCAGTAGCAGTATTGCTAACTTCTCCTGTTGGAGAGATAGCCGTTACGATACCACGATCCTGTCCGTACAACAAGATAACGTCATTAAGACGTAGAACTGAAGCATCAGAAGAAGCCTTCTTAATTACTAGAGTTGTTGCGGCGGCGGCGGCGGTAGCGCTTAGCGTTCCTGCTTGTGCTTGGTGAAGACGATTTTCTTCCCAATACTGGACTTCGTCTGCGGTACCGTTTGCGCGAATTGCTCCGGTTAGGCTTAGAAACCCCGTAATTCCACCAGAAATTTGCTGATAGCCGTAAGTCTTTACAAGACTATCTCTGTTGTCTGGTGCGTTTATTTCATCTATGAAGTCTCCGAGAGAAGTATATTTCTCTGGGGACAAGCGGCGAAAGACCGCTGGTTTACTGTCATTATAGACAGGAGGAAAAGAATTTGCCATGATATATAATTTTAATCGGTTAAGGCATTAAACATTAAAGCGTAATCTTTGAGTTCCTATCTCTTCTTCAAGTGCTTGACGGAGTGACTCCGCAACTGGATTACTTTTAACTTTTTGCTCAAGGGCTGGAGCGCTTGCATCAACATTAGCCGCCGTTTCGACAACATTGCGTTGGCCATCACTTAATCCTTGACGGTATATACTTTGAACAATATTGGGCAAGTTGTCCATTATAGTTCGATCAGTATTCCATTTGTCAAAATTCCAATTACCACCTTCTTCGACATAGTCATCAAAGAAAGACTCAATTTCTACATTCTTCTTTTTAAGTTGATCCTTGTATACGGCATCAACACCAAACGAAAATGTTTTGTCGTTGCCTAAATCAAATTCAATCTGTTCTAATTCATTAACATCTTGAACCATATTATTTATCCACTGATCATCTACAATAGAAGGATTTTCCATTGACTCTTGTTGCACTGGCGCTGCGAAATTCTCTTGGATTTGCCCAATAGTATTACGAGCGTTTTGTGCAGCGATCTTGAGATCCACTTTAGATGCAGCAACTTCCTCAGCGTCGTATAGGCTCTCATCAAGTTTGTATTTCCGTTTCAGTAATACATCCACTTCATCAGAACTCAAGTTAGGATAAGACGTAGACATCTCTACACGGACGGCTGTTAAGTCATCCATGCCTTCAGTATTTAATGATTGATATGCAAACCAATCACCAGGGTCTCTTCCTGTACTTTCGACAAAATCAGCAATTGCTTGTACCCGTGGGTCAAGTTCAAATACTTCGCTATTTTCCTGTTCGCCTTCCGAGGGTTGCATTTCGCTGTTCTCCTGAAGTTGGTCAAGGAATGAATCGAAGTCGGATTCATTTTCTTGCATCGGTTCTTGTACGGCCTCAGTTGATGCAACCTCCTGGGGTTCGTTTGCTACCGCCTGCTGAACTGGCTGAACTTCTTCTGGCTGAACTTGATCAGCAGAAGGCCCATTAACTTCTTCCTGTGCTGGTTGCTCAGGAGCAGGTTGTTCTGATTGCGGTTGTGTTTCTGTTTCAGATGAATTATCTGCCATAGCATTATTAACATCATCTATCGCCGCTTTGGGCGGCTCTTGTGAAACCTCCATTCCCGCTTCGCGGATCTTGGCTTCTAATTGGCTATCAATTGTATTCATATGTATTTATATTTATAATCAAACAAAGTTATGATGTTTAAACAACAAAAAAGCGAGTGAACTGCACTGTATAAATGCAAATCACTCGCTCTTAAAAGTAGTGAAGATCTTTATTGACCCATTTGTTTCATAACGCGGCCGATTCCGCTATCGTTCAAGTTAGTTGCGACTCTTGCGTAACCTCTAACCTTTCCGCCTTTTTCGTATTTCATTTTCATACCTGAACCTGCTACATTTTCACCCTTGCCTCTTCCAGCACGACCACTCTCTATGGCATTCGTGTTAGAATCTCTAGCCATATCTTTCATAACACTCATAGCGATTTTTCTTTGCTTAGGATCTTTGAGCATGGCCTTCATCATTCCGCCACTCTCGTACATCTTTTTCATTTTGCCGCCTTTCATGTATTCCATCATACCGCCGCCTGCCATACTCATACCTTGAGCGCTAGACTTGTTTCCAGAAAACTTTCTTTTACCTCGGCTTTTCTCCATTCCCTCGCTTTCATCGCGACGATCTTTCATTGTCTGACTCTTCTTTCCACTTCGTGCGCCCATAGAGTCATCAAGCCGTGCGTTGTATCCTTGTTTCTTCATAATTAGTAGGTTGTATGTGTTACAAATTTAAGCATTATCAGTTTTATTTTCAGGGGGTGAGATTACCACTTTACTTTATTCGCCCAATACGCTGCGCTCATCTTCCCCTTAGCAATATTTCTAGCATGCCTTGCTTTAAAGGCTGCTCTTTTTTTTCTTCTTGCTGGGCTAGGATTAGACTCCGTTACAGTATCAGCACCAGGCTGACCAAATCTTATTACTTTTACTTTATCACCTTCTTTAGCAACAACTACATGAGACTTGGTGGGATGGCTTGGGGTTGCCTTTGGTTTATTATAACCAGAAACTCCTGCTCTTTTTAAACGAGGATCTTTATTTGCCATAAGGCAAAGATAATGCGTTTTTTACTCGAAGGATATAGCGTAAATATCATGGCGATCAACCATAGTAAAATATCCCGCAGATTCTAAAAGGTGACGCATTTTAACATCATTACAATGAGCGTGTTCAACCTTAATAAGTCTAGGACGAAGGTGCCCATGAAAATCTATAGTCTCTAGTATTTTTAAATCATGTCCCTCTGTGTCTATTTTTAGGAAGTCAAGTTGAGGGAAATCAGAACAGTATTCATCTATCAAAGTTTGATAAGTAATACAGTCTACTTCTTCATCATGAAGATGTTCAGCATTTATTTGTGCAAGACCTTCAGTCTCTAAAGTAGACATCCCCCTAAAGTCTTTATCTTTTTCACAAAAATCTTCATTGTACACTTTCATAACACCTGAGCCGTCGTGATCTGACACGGCTGCGTTTACATAGGATACATTGTCTAGAATGGGTAATTCATCTAAGTATTGAGATATTGGTTCAACAATAACACCCGACCATCCGTGTTCTGCTAAGGGTATACAGGTATCAAAACTGTTTGATCCTATTTCTATGAAGTATTTCATTTGATTCGATTTAAATATTTGTAAAAACTTTTTTATCATTCTTGGCCAAAGGTAGTTCATTTACTTGTAAGAAGACCCACCTGTCCATAAAACCATAGATTTTCTAAGCCCCTTTGTTACTGGTGTAACACGGTGCAAGAAGTAAGAAGGGAAAATAATAACAGTGCCTTTAGCGTTGGAAGGCTTTATTGATGAGTTTCCTATTTTTAATTCCAGTTCTCCCCCCTCGTAATCAGAAGGATCGGACAACTGAACCGTAAGAGAAACTTTTCGAGTGGATAAAAGACCCGACCCTATGTCCATATGCCAGTCATAAAAACCTTTGTCTTCCGATCTATACTCTGTGTATTGGATATTGTCTCTGACGGACTGAAGATCAAAATTCCACAATTCTTTGTTAGCCTCTGTAATACAGTTCATCAACCTGTCAAACAACCATCTATTCTCTTGAAAAGGCATCAGCCATTTTATACTAGACTTTCGATACTCTTTATTTCCCCCTTCTACTGTTGCCTCTTCATAAGGAGTTTGTTTTAATGTTTTTTCAATTTGTTTTATTTCTTCTTCATTAAAATAAGAATCAAAATAATACCACTCAATCATATTATTGAATTTAGTATTGAATGTAGGTAGCAGAGGAAAGTCTTGCATTTGTGGTGATGCTATTAAATTTACTTCTTCACTCATGGCTTAGAGCAGAATGAAACGATTATATATCTCTCGCCCTTTGATATAGGTCTTCCACCGTGACGATGAGTAATTTTAGCAGGGTGTATAGATATCTCCCCAACATTTCCTTTATGAACTTTTTTCTGTCTCCAGAACCAAGTACCTCCGCCTTCAAAGTCTCTGTTCAATGTCAAGACGCACGATATTAATCCGCTGTCATGATGTAGAGACAAGTGACCCTGTACGTCTTCTTGATACTTTATCATAAAGTTTTCACTAGAGAGGTCAGGCCAAGGCTTACCGTGCAACTGCCATTTATGAATAGCGCATGGATAAACAAACTCTCTTAAAACTTGAGAATAAATTTTATCTAGTCCTATTGACTCTAAAAGTATGTCTGTTGTTGGGTAATAATCATGACGCTCTTTTGTCCACTTGTCTAACTTGTTGGCTTCTTCTATTACCAAAGAGCAGAACTCCTCTGTAAAGAGAGGATAAGAGAAAACATCTTGTATGTTTTCATCTACCACTAAATCCCACTCTTTTGTTTTAGCGGCCTCATGAACAAACCTATTCACAAACTCTTTGTAAGAATAATCTGCTAAACAATTAATTGGTGTTGGCTCTGTTGTAGAAGTTTCACGAGTGCTTAACTGACCTAGAAAATCATCTTTTACGGCCATAGCAATAGTGTCTTGAGTTATAAAACCTAGATCACCTCGTGGGTGATCACAGAACGTAGCAGGAAGAAACTCGTCAACTGGAAAAAAATAAGTATGAAAGTTTTGCTCTAATATTCTTTGCACTCCTTCATCGGTAAGCATATAGGCGTGGGCATTGTAAGCATAGTTTGGCCTACATAGATATTTATTTATCCCCCGCGGTGGTTGAACAAAATTGCAAGCCAAATACATTAGGGTCCAGTGTTGATCTGTTTGTAGTTCGCTGGGCTCAAACTTTCTTTTTACATAAAAGTCTTCTTCAAGTATTAAAATCTTTTTGTAACCTTTTTTAGATGCGTCTTTCCATACGGAGTGATGCGACGCAGCACAGCCTATTTCTCCATCAGTTATTTCCCTATTGTAAAAACGATGAGACGAGGTAGGTATAATCCAATCTTTAAAAACTTCATAGTCAGAGGGCATATTCTTACCAGTCTTACCATTGCAAGCCTCCCATATGTTTAATTCAGATTTAAAACCAAACTCTTTAAATCTTTTGGTGATGTCTTCTTTCTTTTGATCTGTTGGGTCTAGACATATTACATATGTCATATCCGCATCCTGATGTGGTGATTCTATCTTTGGAACTATGGGGCCTGCGCTCATTTTGTTATCTATTAAATTTAACCATTCGTTAGTGACATTAGACCAATCCCTGGTCTGAATGTATTTGTCAATTCTTTCCCAGTCCGTAGACTTGTTGAAACCGTTGACGGTTTCTTTTAATCCAGCAATCTCATTTGTATCCACTATGACACCATGAGCCATCATCTCTAGAGCCGTAATACAATATGTCTCCTTGTAGTCTGTTGGATAGTACCAGGTCTCTGTAGTCTTCATCCTGTTATACAGAGCATCTGTAGAAAGAGATCCTAAGAAAGTTACATTTCGATCCTCTAAACTTTTAACTCTTTCTGCGAAGTTTTCATTGTAGTATTCTAAGCCGTAGGCTGGAGTGGCAATAGCAAGCGTAGCATATGGTCGTTTTTGTTTTATGGACTCCCATTCGTTTAGCAATTTATCAAGACCTCTTTCTGGATGAGAGGAATATAAATAACTTCCAGGAACTTTGTACAATGTTTTTTTAACCTCTGATAAGGATATTCCATTGCCTATTATTTTTATTTTGTCTTCAAGCCTAGGATTATAAGATAAGAAATGTTCTTTGTGCCAGTTGGTTAAACAAATAATGTTGTCACATAGATCGTATGCTTCCTGAATATGATCCTCTGACATTTTTTCCCCTTCGAACCAATAGAAAGGATCTTCATTGTGTAGCCAAAACAAAACCTTTTGTATCTGAGAACAATTGTAATGCTTATAAAAATGAAGATATGATACTCCGATTAACACGTCTATTTTATCGGGAAGTTTGTCGAACTGATCTAACGAAAGGTAAATTAGGTTTTCTTTAACTTCTGTAGGCTCTACTTGTCCTACTACAAAAATCCTATGCTCATGATATAAGTCTTGTGTATTAGCCATCGACATGGCTAATTTATTTACACACTGTTCTGTCCCTCCTAACGCTAGAGTATTATTATTCCACGGCTCCTTAGAGTATCCTACATGAAATACTATATTCATTCCGTACTAAAAAAGAAAGTTTGAAACAATCTACCATCATTAACATCTTGACCAAAATAGTCCATAGAAGTGTGAAACTGATTTCCCCTATACAGAATAAGCCTATTGTATACATTTCCAATGGAACTCACAAGTTCCCACTTGGTTACGTCTTGAGAGTCTTTTTGCCAGTTGATGTCAGAAGACAACAACCCAGTTTCTTTATGTTTGTAAAACCCTGTGCCCGACGACAAAGGAGCGTCTGGCGTTAGGTAACACACACCAGCCCATGTGGTGCCTGAGTCACAATGAATCCAAGATCTTTCTTGCGCTGTTGTGATTTGAAAAGAAGCATTATAGTTTTCGGGTTGATCTGGCCAATGAGTTATTTTACCAACAGATGAAAGCGCGTTAGATATAACGCTTTTAACACTATCGTTTTTGGCAAAAGATAAAGTTCTTTCACCAGGAAAATTTCCTATAATATCAAACGGTTGAGACAGTGCAAACTCTCGGACTTCGTCTACATTATTATAAAAGTCATCTATGACTATAATGTTGGTTTTCATTGAAATATAATTGAATTACATCAAATATACAACAATCTAATGTCAAGACGTTAGGTTATTTTATTGTTGCTTCAAGAAGTCCACGCTCGTATTCTAATTGTTTCTCCATTGAAATAATTCTCTCCTCAAGTCTATTGATAACTATTACTTTATTGTCTAATCTTTCATGAACCATAGTTAACTCTGTCTTTAAAGAAGTAAATTCACTAAAAAGTCCACCCGCGGTAAAGACGGCAATTACAAACCAAAGAATTATTTGCCAGTTTTTTAATAATGAGCCGTTCACTGCCATACTATAAAGATTTAATCTTTAACAGTTAAAGTTACCGAAGACGGATTTATTTCGTTATTTATTGTAGACTGGATTTCTGTTTCAATCGCTGTTACTTGAGCCGAACCCATAGCCGTCTTAGTCCAAGATACAACATCAGAGTTGGTCAAGTCAGCAAAGGGAGTAAAGTTAGAAAGATCATCTGTGCTTATTGCCTGTACGCCGATATTTCTTGCTGTATAAAAATTATCATCAGGATCTTTTTGATCTGATGTTCCAGTTACTATCCAATGCACTCTGTATACCACATCTGTGTAATTTCCGTCAGTAGGATAGCAATCTACTGTTTTACAATCCCAAACATATACTATTGCCATTGTTTATTTGTTTTTGGTTTTTTGTTTGATTTTTTTCCTAGTGAAGACTTAAAATCCTCCAGTGTCATTTTAACTATAGGTAATCCAGATTCTTCAATCTCTTTTCTTAATTCAGGTGTAAGTTTTTTAAACATATTATTCTGCGGTATAGTATGGTATTATATAATTTGATCCGCTAATAATTACATCTACAAAACCTGTAGGGCTGCCCACATCACCTGTTGATGAACTTGATTCGTCCAGTTCAAGTTTTGTTGCTTTTGCAACCCCGTTAACGGTAAGTTTTTGAGTCGGAGACGTGGTGTTTATTCCGATATTACCATTTTCTTTAATGAGCATCTTTTCAGTTCCAGTCACATGACTAGTTCCGAACTGTATACCATCTTTAGATGGTATATACGTCATACACATTTTAGTTGATCCATTTTCAAGAAACCTAAGTCCATTTGACCCAGCCTCAGCAGTACAGTCTAAATCAACAAGAACTTGATTTGATGGATTTTTAAAGAGAGCAACTACAGAATCTGTTGAGTTAACTTCAAAAGTTCTATCGGGAGAAGTGGTACCGATACCTAATCTATTATTACCATTATCCCAATAAAGATTTGCATCGCTACTTAATGCTTGAGATCCTGACCAGAAAGCAACCCTTGTTGCGCTTCCTGAACCTGTAACAGAAGCAGAAGATTCTGCTCCTTTTTGACCTTTAGAGCCTGGAGGTCCTGTGGGACCTGTACCGCCTGAACCACCTTGTGATCCTGTCTGACCCTTCTGCCCTTTCTGCCCTTTGACCGATGGTCCTGGAGGTCCTGTTGGACCCTGACCACCTGTTCCACCTTGTGCACCAGTCTGACCCTTCTGTCCTTTAACAGAATTACCTTGCTCGCCCTGTTCTCCTTTCTGACCTTTAACTGACGGTCCTGGAGGCCCTGTGGGACCTTGACCTCCTTGACCACCCTGTGATCCTGTCTGACCCTTTTGTCCTTTTGCTCCAGGATCTCCTTGTTCTCCTTGCTCCCCTTGCGGTCCCTGGCCTCCTTGACCACCTGTTTGACCTTTTTGACCTTTAGAACCTGGGGATCCTGTTGGACCTGTACCTCCTGTACCACCTTGTGCACCCGTCTGACCTTTCTGGCCCTTAACTGAGTTACCCTGCTCTCCTTGCTCACCCTTCTGGCCTTTAACCGATGGTCCTGGAGGCCCTGTTGGACCCTGACCACCTTGTCCGCCTTGTGACCCAGTCTGTCCTTTCTGTCCTTTAGAACCTGGAGATCCTGTATCTCCTGGCTCTCCTTGAGGTCCTATACCTCCTTGTGATCCTGTCTGACCTTTCTGTCCTTTTCCACCTGCGGGACCTTGGCCGCCTGTTCCACCTTGCGCTCCCTGCTCTCCTTTTTGTCCTTTAACAGAGTTACCTTGTTCACCTTGTTCTCCTTTCTGACCTTTAACAGAAGGACCAGCAGGTCCTGTTCCACCCTGAGCACCAGTCTGACCTTTCTGTCCTTTTACAGAGTTGCCCTGCTCTCCCTGTTCTCCCTTCTGACCTTTAACAGATGGGCCGGCAGGTCCTTGACCACCTTGTTCTCCCTTTTGTCCTTTTACAGAATTACCCTGTTCACCCTGTTCTCCCTTTTGTCCTTTTACTGAAGGACCAGCAGGTCCTTGACCACCTTGTTCTCCTTTTTGTCCTTTGACCGAGTTGCCCTGTTCACCCTGTTCTCCTTTTTGTCCTTTAGACCCATCATCACCAGAAGGCCCTTGCGCTCCTGTTTCTCCTTTCTGTCCTTTTACGGAATTGCCCTGTTCTCCTTGCTCACCCTTTTGTCCTTTTACTGAAGCACCGTCTTCACCTTTCTGTCCTTTCCCACCTTGTGCGCCCTGTTCTCCTTTTTGACCCTTAACAGAATCTCCTTGTTCACCTTGCTCTCCTTTTTGACCCTTTACTGAAGGTCCTGCTGGACCCTGGCCGCCCTGTGCACCCTGTTCTCCTTTTTGTCCTTTTGCTCCCTGTGCTCCAGTAGGTATTCCAAAATCAAAAGTAGCGTTCTCCGTAGTTCCGCTGTTTTCAACAGTAGCGTCTTCTCCAGCACCAAGAGTAGTTGTAGTTCCTACATCAACTTGCGCTCCTGAACCTGTAGCACCTTGTTCTCCTTTTTGACCTTTGACTGAAGCACCATCTTGACCTTTCTGACCCTTCTCGCCCTTCTCGCCCTTCTCCCCCTTCTGACCTTTTACTGAAGTACCATCTTGACCTTTCTGTCCTTTGGATCCATCAGAGCCATTAAACTGAAAAGATAATGTCACACTGTCATTGTCACTAAAAGGGTTAGACGCGCTTGAGGCGCTAACCGATCCTTCTAATTCTATTTGATCACCAGTTGTTCCAACAGAGGTATAAGAAAACTTATAAAAGTTACTTGTAGTTTCCACTTCTCTAACAGTAACAATACCTGGCGCTTCAGGAGTAACTACAGTTTCGTTGTCTGAATCTTGATTATTAAAATTCAGTCGAGTGGTAGTATTCTGTGTAGAGTTATTACCTCTTACCTCTCCAGCAGGCATATCACCACTTGTATCTGTTTTAAAGGTAAAGTTGTATACGTTTCCAGCATTTACGCCACGCTCTCCTTTTTGACCTTTATCACCCTTCTGACCTTTTACTGAAGTGCCATCTTGACCTTTCTCACCTTTTTGTCCTTTGACTGAAGCACCTGCTTCTCCTTTTTGTCCTTTAGCACCATCAAATACAAAAGATATATTAACAGCGTCTTGATCACTAAATGGATTACTTGCGCTAGATGCAGTTACAGATCCTGTTAGTTCTATTTCTCCTGAAGCGGTATCCCCAGCAGTAAAATCGAAAGTAATAAAGTTTGCTTGGTTCTCTACTTCTCTTATAGTAACAGTACCTACATCATTTGCTCCAACCGCAGGGATGGTTAAGCCGTCGCTATCGACCTGATTAATGATAATTCTTGTGGATGTATTTTGTGTGCTTTCGTTCCCTCTTAGTTCACCGTTAGTTGGATTACCAGAAGTTGCTGTGCTAAACAGATAAGGGTAGATGTTAGCCGCGGATTGACCATTAATTCCTTTTTCGCCTTTCTGCCCTTTGTCTCCCTTTTGTCCCTTTTCGCCCTTCTCACCTTTTTCACCCTTCTCTCCTTTTTGTCCCTTGTCACCTTTTGATCCATCAAATGTGAATGACACAATCACAGCGTCATTATCACTAAATGGATTAGCAGCACTAGAAGATGTAACAGATCCTGTGAGTTCTATTTCGTTAGTGTCAGTATCGCCTCCGCTGAAATCAAAAGTAATGAAGTTAGCCTGATTCTCTACCTCTCTTATCGTTACCGTTCCCGCTTGGGTACTTGCTATAGATGGGATAGTCAAACCATCACCATCGACTCTAGCAACAACTATTCGCGTGGATGTATTTTGAGTAGACTCATTACCTCTTAAATCTCCAGAGGCTGGGTTTCCAGTAGTATCTGTCCTAAAGTTATAAGGATAACTATTAGCAGAATTTTGTCCCCTAGTTCCCTTTTCACCTTTCTGTCCTTTGTCTCCCTTCTGTCCTTTTTCGCCTTTCTCTCCTTTCTCGCCTTTATCACCCTTCTGTCCTTTTTCTCCTTTCTCGCCTTTTTGACCTTTTGTTCCATCATTCTGAAAAGAAACAATTACAGCATCATTATCGCTGAATGGGTTAGACGCGCTTGAGGCGCTTACAGAACCAGTAAGTTCAATCTCACCTCCAGATGTATCACCACCTGTAAAAGCGAATGTTATAAAGTTAGCCTGGTTCTCAACTTCTCGTATTGTAACCGAACCATTTTGATCTGCGGCTACAGAAGGAATTGTTAATCCATCACTGTCTACTTGGCTGAGAACAATTCGTGTAGAAGTATTCTGAGTAGACTCATTACCTCTCATGTCACCGTTAGTAACACTTCCACTTGTGGCAGTTCTAAAATTGTAAGGATAACTATTGGCAGAGTTCTGACCCCTGGTTCCTTTTTCTCCTTTTTGACCCTTATCTCCTTTCTGTCCCTTTTCTCCTTTTTCTCCCTTCTCTCCTTTGTCACCTTTCTGTCCCTTTTCGCCTTTTTCTCCCTTCTCACCCTTCTCGCCCTTCTGACCTTTGGCTCCACCTTCGGCAAAGGATAAAGTTATTTCTTCTCCATCACTGAATGGATTGTTTCCGCTGCTACCTTGTACAGTAACAGTGCAAGTTATTATTCCTGTATCGACAGCAACACTATCTATGTTAAAGTTTATAAAATCTGTAGAGGTAGTTACAGATCTAACCAATACCGATCCAGCACTTGGAGTAGGTATGGTGTCTCCGTTTTTATCGACAGAGTTTATAACGACCGATGTAGATGTGTTTTGAGTCTCGTTATTAAACCTGGCAATGCCAGTAGCAGGGTTTCCTGATGTGGAGGTGCTGAAAGCGTACTCATAGGTTGCAGCAGGTAATGGACCCTGTTGTCCTTTCTGGCCCTTCTGGCCCTTCTCACCCTTTTCGCCCTTTTCACCTTTGGTTCCTTTTTCACCGACTTCACCTTTTTGGCCTTTTTCACCGACCTCACCTTTAGATCCTTTTTCAGCGACCTCACCTTTTTGACCTTTCTCGCCTACTTCGCCTTTCTGTCCTTTGTCGCCTTGTTCTCCTTTCTGTCCCTTTTCACCTACTTCACCCTTAGATCCCTTTTCAGCAACTTCTCCTTTTTGTCCTTTCTGTCCGACCTCACCTTTAACTCCTTTGTCACCTTTAACTCCTTGTTCTCCTTTTTGACCTTTCTCACCGACTTCACCTTTCTGTCCCTTGACTCCATCTCCATCAAGACCTTTCTGTCCCTTGTCTCCCTTTATACCTTGTTCTCCCTGGTCTCCCTTTTGCCCTTTAGAACCGATCTCACCCTTTTGACCTTTTTCTCCTTGAGCACCCTTTTGGCCTTTAGAACCAACAAGTTGTTCTACGGCCCCATTATTAATGTCAATAGATATAGGACTGGGTTGAGTAATAGTTATTACGTCACCAGGTTGGTCCGTTACAATAATTTCAATAGGCCCAGTATCTGACATAGTTTAGTTTACGATGTTTTGTTGTACAGTAAATGTTCCGAAAAACCAAGTTTCTTTTTCTGAAGTAGCAGTTAATGTGAACTCAACGCCATACACATACGTTCCTGCATCGACAGTCATGTTAGCATCTGTTATAGTTATCGTGAGCAAACCTGCATCAGTTCCAGCAATTGTGATGCTACTATTAGGAATAACAATAGGACCATTGTCATATTGTCTTACTTGCATCTCATAAGTATAAGCCGTCAGGTCAATCGCAGTTCCATTCGAGTCTTTGACGTTTGCTTTTAAGATGAAAGTGTTTGCGCGACGGCAACAAATATTTAATTGGGTAGCAGCAGAAACGTCCACATTCTTTGGGTTTTCACATCTGCAAGAAGAAGAATTACAAGTACAAGCCATGGTACAAATTTACTCGTTTAATAATACGTCTAGGAGGTCGTCGGTCTCTTCAGATAATTCATCTCGCTCGCCTTTTCGTTGAGAGATTAATTTAGATTGCTCGACGGCTGACAATTTGATTCTTTCATCTTTTCTAGCCTCTTTAACTGCTTCTAAATTTTCTCTGCCAGCAGTTTCAATCTGTTGTTGCTGAACAGAATACTCTCCTCGTAGTTTTGCAAGTTCCATCTCGTAAAGATGTTCTACCTCCATTACTTTTAGTTTGACTTCCGCATCAATGGAAGCCTTTTTAATATCAAGGTCTAACTCGACCTGTTTCTTTTGGATCTCTGCCTGCGCTGCCGCTTGAGTAGATTGAATGTTTGACTGCGCTGTCATTTGCGCCTGCATCTGTTGCTCTTGCATTTTAGAATCTCTTCTCTTGGCAATTCGAACAGACATCAATCTTTCTGCTTGGTCTGGATCTTTTAATTGTCTTATTGCTTGTATGTCTGTTAAGTCTAACTGACCGCTCTGCAATGCTACATTTAAACTTTGCTCTAGGTACGCTCGGTCGGCATCAGCCATTTCAGTAATAACTTTTACTCCAAAATTATACATTGATAACTTCTTAAAAGAAGAAAGAACCGCCATATTGGTTTCACCAATGGCGTTCTCATACATTTTATAAAGAACACTTTTGTCTGGAATAATTTGAACACACTTCACAATATCTTCAACCACTCTTCTAAATAAAACCATTGCAGCGTTTTGAATGTCATATAGTGCGTTATTGCCTGCGGCCAATGCTTGCTGTTGAACGCCCACTAAGACATCTCCTTTAGGAGAGGAGCCGTCCATAACTTCATTGATTCCTGTTGCATCTCTAATCATTGCTAAATAATGATTATAAATATTTACTAACTCGGATATGTTTCTTATTTGATTACCGATCTCTCTTACCGGAGGATTTTGAAATCCACCTTCCGGGTTTTTAGATCTATAATAAAAAACACCAGTCTGTTCGTATATGTCTTGAATCTCTAAAGGTTGAAGTTCTCCCCCTCTTCCTAACTGAACATTCTCCAATCCTTCTATATCTATAACCAAACCATCTGGTTTTGCTTTAGCAATTGACTGTTGAATTTTTAGATGAGTAATCTGAAGCATGTCAGCAAAACCTATTACACTGGAAACTAAAGACTTAGGCATCATATCTCGCATGTTTAATGCGATCATCGAATACGAAAGTCTTGCTTTAGCAATGTCATATAAATTCTTTGGGACATTTTTCTTTTGACCGTAATCATACAAATAATCAGTACCTAGCACATACTTCCCACCATAAACGGTTTCGTTATTCATAAACACTGGTTTGCGATCATACACAGACTCTCTTGGTGCTTCATAACTATTTCCCTTATAGTAAAAACCAGCATTTCCAAAACGAGACTCTTTATTTTCATAGACCATGCTATCCACAGACTTATACTCAAATTCTAAAATTTGAACAGAGAACTCATCGTATCCATATCTGTTTTGATTTGCAGCATTGTCATACCAGGTGCTCATAAAAGCATTAGGGTCGTTACCATACTTGTTCATTACAGTTTTTGCTATCTCTTTATACTGAGCCTCAGTAAATTGACTGCCAGCGGTTCTTTTTAATTCAGAGATACTAATTCTTTTAATGTCTCCAGCATAAACAAGATCGTCTAAGTTTGGATCAGTAGTGTAAGAGTGTAAAAAATATGCTGGATCAACATAATTAGTTTTAATACCATAGTTAGGATCATTCTCTCTTTTAACTACGGCTACTCCGCAAGTAACTAAGTCCTCTACAGAGCGACGAAAAATCTTTTCATCAAAATCGTTCCAGGTTAAAGTAAGTTGAGCCGCAAGTTGTGCGGAAACCTCAGCGTCTGTTTTTACATTGGTGTCTAAGAATATCTCTGTCTCTTCTTTCGTTTGTGGCAAATCATCAGGATCTACATCGGTTTCTAATCCGGATTGTTTGGCATCTCTTAATAAATCAATATTCTCAATACGAACTATTGTTCGTTTTTTCTTAATGTCTTTTTCCGATTGAGATAACGGGTCTACCGCCTCTACCTGGGGGTAGGGCTTTTTCGACAATATTTTATTTACAACAATTTTAGCGAACTTAGGAACAATAGGTACAGGAGTGTAGTCCAATGTTAACAGTGTGCCGTCTCCATTATTTGCATTGATGGAGTTTAATATTTGTCGGTATATCTGTGTGTCTTGAGTTCCGTTTGCATAAGCCCTCGATGTCTCAAATGAATTGAACCTCTTTCCGTAAAGATTGTTAGTGCTGTCGCTTCCCATCCACTGTGCGTAAATGGCCTTTGCCCAAGCAAGTCCGTAAGCCTGCGTGAGTTTTTCTTCGGTTGGTGCTAGAGCATCTGGAAATGTTGAATAACCATTTGCTGGACGACTTTGTGACATAGATCTATAAAAAGATGGTATATAGTTAACTTATGCAAATATAAGTTAAATACTAGCCGTCGAGAGAGGCGGCGATGTAAGTGCCTTTTAATCAATGGCTGTTTGACCCACTTCTTTCTTTGAAAGCACCTTATTTATTTTAATCTGACTCTGGCCCTTATAGGTTTTAGCAAATAGTCTTTGTTTAAGTGAGGTCATAGAATGAGTTGCATTTATCATAATATCTTGAGGATCATCATACTTAGACACACACCATTGTTTGCTTAATGTATATGGAAGTTGTTTCTTTTTTTTAGGATAAAATTTTCTATATCCTACTTCTAATATCATGTAATATATTGGTTCGCTTTTCATCTTAAAATTACTTTACCTGTTCTAAACCACTTCTTATCGTTGTAGTTTGTTTTTACCACTGGCTTTATGTTTCCCTGCGCTGCCAGTAACGCAAGACCGCTAGAGATTGTTAAGTCAAACTTTGTTCGATCATCAATCCTATAGTTTATCCAATCCTCTAATGTTCTTTGAAAAGGCATACGTCCCATTTCAATAGACTCTTCATTAAGACCTACATGAGAATGTATATACGCTTCTATTGCTTGAGCATGAGCCTGTATTATCTCCTGGGAGTTAGAGGGTATTCCTTTTGTTTTTGTTTTTGATCCAAATCCAGAACCTAAATGTTCAGGCCTATCTAAAAGATAATGATCATAACCTCTTGTCTCAAAGTATCTTGCAATACCGTATTTGTTATTCTCTATCAGAACAGGGTAACCATAGAACTTTGCAGCCATTAATATATCTTCATAGAATATTTTAGCCAAGGGTGGACGGCTAGCATATTCAGCAACAAACATATTTGGAGGAAACTCAGTAGAAAATTTATTGTAGAAATGACAAGCACCTTTAGATCCTCGACCATCTACAGTCGCATCTATATCATATGAGTCAACACCGGCACAACCTAAGAGTTTGTTTTCGGGCCCGTTCTTATTTCTCATATGATTAGGAGGTAGCCATGCAATCCTCCATCTTCCATTAGGGTCTGGCGCAAAGACTACTTCGGAGTCTTGCTTTCCACCTTTCCAAATAAAATTACCTATAACTATTGGAGATGGATAGAGTTCATCATTATGTTGTATTTGCTCATAGATCTTTTGAACATTAAAGACTGAAGACTTAGCGCTGTCTCTGAATGCTTCTTGCTCAGTAAATGGAAACTGTCTTATAACTTCGTTGAGTTCGTAGTTGTCATCAACCAACGCCTTTCTCTCATTCTTTAAAAAAGTCTTAGCCCCTATTGTTATCATATCTCCATCTATTCCTTCTACGGGACTTTCTGGATCGTTTACTACAGGTATACCATATTTGTCAAAGAAGCCCTCTAAGGCTTCGTAAGCAGGTATGAAGACACGATACAAACCACTCTTGGTTCTGTCATTTTCATTTCTGTCCTTGGGGTCACTATTGTAAACTAGATTTTTAAAGTTAGAACCTCCTTTGTCTAGTGGGTTAACCGTACTGCCCACCAATGCCTTGCCGACAATTCTTCTACCCACAAGTAAACAAGTTCTATGTATTCTCCAAGACTCTCTAATGTCTGTAGGCTTTTCCCATTTGCCTGCTTCATCCATGTATAGTATGTGAAGTTTCTCTCCGTCGTACGCGTTATTAGTTGTGTTCTTCCAGTTAATAATAGTATTTAGTGCTTCACCCTGAACAGAAGTTTTATTCTTTTTAGTTATTCTTTTTGACGGCTCTCTAAACGCTAACTCCATTCGTGGATTTGTTGTTCCGTCCTGTATAGGTTTAAAGAAAAAAGGATAAGACCTATAGATAGGTACAACCTTTTTCATGAATATATTTTCTTGAGCATCAGATCCTGTCTTAGACATTATGCCCAGAAGTTTATCTTTTACTTGAGTTGCTTCTCCAGACAATAATGAAGAACTCATCTGAGTATATCCAGATCGCCGACACTTAGTATATACCTGACCTAAACATCTGGGGTCTCGGAAGCAGGCTTCCATATGTATGAATAGTTCCTGTTGGAACCGCAAAAAACTGGGGTATCCCACATCAATCTTGGACCACTGTAGGAAGAAGTAGTGATGCCCTGTGATATAAGTTGGTTCCCCATTATTGTAAAACCATACTCCGTTTCTTCTTCTTTCATATTCTGTTTTTATATAAGATTGATATTTCTTTCTAAACTCATCTGGAGTCTGAGACCATTCATCCATAGATGATATAATAGCCAGGTCACTTGGAAGTTCCTGGCGTCTCCAGTATTGTTCTTCTTTTTTTAAGTTATGAAAAAGTATTTTGTTTTTAGCAGGTGCCTTTGGCAATTGAATAGA